AAGTTAAGTACAATACAACTAGCCAGGGAACTGGAACTGTAAATAATATTATGGACAAATACCCGTGGTTACAAAGTTATCTTGGAGCATATATGCTAGGTGGAGCAGGTGCTTTTCAGATGAGGGTAGTTAGAGGATAATGGCAGGTCAATTAGACACAGCACTAAAAAAGATAGCTAAACAGGTGGTATCTCAACTTGGAAACTTTTTGGATACAACTATTGTTTATACAAGAAAAGGAGTCTCAAGCTATAACAATCAGACAGGAGAATACCATACAGTAGATACAAATTACACAATAAAAGTTCCTATTGAATTTATACGATCCAGTGAAGAAACAGGTTTTCAAGAAAATGTGGCAAGAATGTATATAACACCTGATTTGATTGGAGATAGTCAACCTTTATTACAAGATGAGATTACTTTGACATTTTCTGGATCTAGCAGAAGTTGTAAAATAACTAATATTCTTACTCAAAAAGGCGGTCAAGAATATTTATTTAGAGTTGACGTTATTTTCTAATGACTTTAGTAAACGCACGAGCAGCATTTGAAACCGCAATCCTAAATGCGGTAACAGACGCAGATCCTACTGTATCTGTAATTTTTGATAATACACCTTTTAGTTCTCCAGGTAAAAATAAAAAATATGTGATGGTAAGTTTAGACTTTAATCAATCTACTACTCAGACGCAGGGAGCGGCATCAAGTTTTTATTCTGGTTCTATAAGATGTGGAATTATGACACCGCCCCATAAGGGAAGTGCAGTGGCTTCTGCAATAGCTGAAACAGTTATTACAGGTCTTACTTCTGTTAACGCTTCAACTTATGTAGATACTTTTTCTGTTACACCAAGAGTATTACAAATAGAAGGTCCAACTTCTGTAAATGTTGAAGAAGATAGTCACTATTTATCTGTTGTAAGCTGCGATTTTACTGCCAATGCCTAGAAGAAAACCATTTAGTCAGATGCCTCAAGATTTAAGAAAGGCAATAATCAAGGGAAGAAAAGAAACTGCAAAAACAATAGTCCGTTCACTGACTGAAAAAGGCCCGTGGTGGACAGGAACATTTGGTGAAAATTGGATAGTATCAAAAAATCCTGTTCAACCTACAAAAAAACGAAAACCAGACTTTCCTAATTACTTAATACCAGACCCCACGGCTAGGCAGATAAAAAATGCAAGGGTTCCTAATGTTGCATTAGGACAGGATTTGTATATTGGAAATAGAGCAAAGTATGCTGGTTTTGCTATCAACGCACCAGGGCAGACAAGACCTAACTTAAAGGGAGAGCCTGTTACTTATGCCCAGCATGGCAAAGATTTTAGTTTAACATCTACAGGCGGGCCAAATTGGTACAACATTTATACGAAAGGTGGTTTTATCAACAAAGATATAGCAATGGCATTTAAAAAGGTTGGCTTTAAGTAATAAAGTAGTAGTATAGTTAATAGATAATAAAATTATTTTTGCATGGCATCAGAAAGAGCAATCGACAAGCTAAAGCAAGCATTTAGCATAGGAAAAAGAAGTAGCTATCCTATATACAAAGATGGCGAACTAATCTTGCAAGTGTACTGGACACCACTAACCATTGCTGATCGAGATGCAATAAATGATACTCTAATAGCCAGTAATAGAGCACAAAACGAAAGCAGCCTAGACTTTGCTCTTCAAGTAATCATAAATAAGGCTGAAGATGAAAATGGTCAAAAGCTATTTGTTGATGCAGATAGAGCAAGCCTAAGAAGAGAAATACCGTTAGGAGTGTTGCTAGAGCTTATGACTAAGATGCAAGAGTTGGGCGAGGAGGCTACCCCTGATGCCGTAAAAAGCACAACTGAATAAAGACCACTACCTATATTTTCAGTTTATGATTGCTGAAACACTAGGAATGACAGTCGAATACTTGCGTAACAATATGACTCTAGAGGAAGTTTACGGATGGAACGCATACTTCAGTCTTAAACACGAAAGGGAAAAGAAAGCATACGAAGATGCCCAAAAGAAAGCCCAATACCGCAAGGTACGCTAAACTGAGTTTAATGTTTTTTAAAAATTAGTGGCTGGCTCTAATTACGATGTAAATATTAAGTTAGATGTTCGGAAGATAAACCAGCAGTTAAATAATCTTGAGCGAAGAATAAAGAAGTTAAATGATATTGCAATGGGTCAAAAGGGTGTAGGAAAAGCAGCCCTAAAAACAGAACGAGACAAACTAGCTCTAGCGATCAAGACACACAGAAAAGAACAACAGATAACCAAGGAAAAACAAAAACAAAACAAAGTAGAGAAGGATTCAGCAAAAGTAAAGAAAACACCAATACCTAGGCACTCAGGTGCAGCTTTAGGACCAAGTTCACCACTAAATATAACTAATCAAGGAAGTATAATTCCTGGACCAAGCACAGTTCCAAAGAAAGCAGCAGGGGGAAGTGGTGTACTATCAGGAGCATTAATAAGTGGTGCGTTTCCATTATTATTTGGGCAAGGACCTTTAGGGGCTGCTGCTGGTTTTGCTGGAGGAATGATAGGTGGAAAACTTGGTGGACAGACTGGCGGATTTGCTGGAGGTTTAATTGCGACTGCTGCACTTACTCAAGTTCAACAAATAATTGATGGAGTAGCAGCAGTAGGTCAAGCATTTAGTGAGACAAGTTTAGATATAAACCAGGTCACTAAAAGTTTAGGTTTAGTAGGCACACCCTCTGCTAAGTATTTGCAGATACTTGAAAAGACACAAGGAAAGCAAGCCGCATATAATGAATCCGTAAAAAGACTAAGCAGAATAGTGGGTGATGAAGGTGTAAAGAATTTACAGGAGTTTGGAGATGCTTCTAGGCAATTTGCTAATGATATGAGCGTTTTAATGACTAGACTTGCTGCTGCTTTTGCTGGTTTTGCGAATAAAGTATCTAATCAGGGAATTTTTGGAATGGGAGGTATATCCAAATTTACTAAACCATTTGAAAGGTCAAACTTACTTAACAGAGCAGAACTTAGTGACCAATCTAATGTTCAAGACTTAATTGCACAAAGAGATGCAATGCTCGGTGGTGCAACAGGTGGATCAGCAGGAAAGATTAAACGAACTTCAGCATTTAAGGAATTAGAGGAAAAAATAATAATGCAGCAAAAATTAAATGAGAAACTCCAAAAAGAGTCTGATCTTAACGGAGCAAACGAACTAAGATTTAAAAATATGACTAAAAGTATATCGGATAGAACTCAGTTTTTACAAAATTCACTTGTTTTAGGTACAGAAGAAGCAAGAATACAACAAGAAGTTAATAAAATAGCGGAGGCTTCTAAGCTAACAGGAAAAGAAATAAGTGACACAAAGAAAGAACAAATAGCAGACGAGTTGAGACTACAAAACCAGCTAGAAAAAACACTAGATTTATACAAGAGTATTGCGTCAACTGTTGAAAGCGGGTTAGTAGATGCTATTGAAGGTGCAATACAGGGAACTAAAACTTTAGGAGAAGTAGCCAGCAGTGTATTTAGGCAAATTCAAAGGTCATTAATACAGTTTGGTGTTAACTCTTTACTAGGAGCTATAGGCATACCTGGATTTGCGAATGGTGGTAGACCTCCTGTTGGCAGACCTTCTATTGTGGGAGAAAAAGGGCCAGAATTATTTGTACCTGATAGAGCAGGAACTATAATCCCAAACAATCAGTTAGGAGGGTCTACAAATGTAGTTGTAAACGTAGATGCTTCTGGCTCGGCTGTTGAAGGAGATGAAGATAGAGGAAGAGAACTTGGCCGTCTTATATCAGTAGCGGTACAATCTGAAATAATACAACAGCAAAGACCTGGAGGTCTACTTGCATAATGGCTACTTTTGATGACACGATAGGCGGCGGTCTTACTCCAGGAGCTTCGACTCCAAAATATGGGCAACAAAAAAGGTCCGCACCGAATACGCGAACAGTTCGTTTTGCTGATGGTTATGAACATCGCATATTATTTGGCCTCGCACAAAATCAAAATCCAAAAGTATTTAATTTTACGTTTGAAGTGGCTCAAGCAGATGCAGTAAAGATTGAAAATTTTTTAGATGATAGAGCAAATGATAGTGCCAGTTTTGATTTCACTCCACCAGGAGAAGCTAGTTCATCTAAGTTTGTATGCGAATCATGGTCAAAATCTATTCCATACTTAAATAGAGCAACAATACAAGCAACATTTAGGGAGGTATTTGAACCATGACTGTTGCTACTGTTTGGACAGCAAACACAGCTAAAAGTTTAAATAATATTGTCTGCCCTACAAACGGTGTTGATGGTATGTTCTTTCGTGTAACAACAGCAGGAACAACTGGTGCTGGAGAACCTTCATGGACAAAAATTATAGGTCAAAGTGTTTATGATGGAAGTGTTGTTTACGAAGCGTATAGCAGTATTTTTGATGACATATCCAAAATAAATCCAGGATCAGTTATTGAATTGTTTACTCTCACTCTAAAAACAGCTTTGCACGGAACTAATAATACAGGAATACCTACTGCAAACAACGAAAATAATATCTATAGATTTCATTCTGGCACAAATCAAGTTAATACAAATATAAAATGGGCAGGTAAATTTTATGAGAGATTTCCTGTAGTAGCTGAAGGTTTTGCTTTTCAACGCGGTCAATTACCAAGACCCAAATTAACTGTAAGTAACGTTTATGGAACTATATCTGCTATCTTGCAATCAGTAAATACTATAACTGCTGGTAATGATCTTACAGGTGCTACCGTTACCAGAATAAGAACATTGGCAAGATTTATAGATAATGATAACTTTACAGGCAACAATCCTTTTGGTACACCTGATCCTAACGCTGAGTTCCCAAGAGAAATTTATTCAGTGGATCGTAAATCAGCAGAAAACAGAGAAGTTGTTGAATTTGAATTAGCAGCAGTATTTGATTTAGCTGGCGTAAGAGTACCAAAAAGACAATGTACTAGAAAGGACTTTCCTGCTATTGGTACGTTTATTCAATGAGTTGGAAAGATGACGCATTGGTTCATGCGAAAGACCAAGATCCAAAAGAATCTGTTGGATTATTACTAAACGTAAGAGGTAAAGAAAGGTACTATCCGTGCGAAAATCTAGCGATTACATCTCATCAGCATTTTATTTTAAATCCAGAAGATTATGTAAAAGCAGATAATCTTGGTGAAATAACTGCGATTATTCATAGCCACCCTGTATCCACTCCAGAACCAAGTCAGGCAGATAAAGTAAGTTGTGAACAAAGTAAATTACCCTGGCATATTGTTAATCCAAAAACAGAAGAATGGGCTTATGTTGAACCAACAGGATATGAAGCACCATTATTAGGTAGACAATGGGTATGGGGTGTTACTGATTGTTGGAGTTTAGTTGTTGATTATTACAAACAGGAGAAGGGAATAATTTTAAAAGACTATGAAAGAACAATGACAGCAGATGAGTTTTTATTCGATCCATTATTTGAAAGTTATGCTTGGCG